ACATTTCTACAGATTTACCACCAACACCTGATGCTGAAATGTCTATGGACACCTCACTATCACCTGAAATGGACAGTACTGAAGAAATCGATATTACAGATTTAGTTGACATGACTAAAAGTATAAAGAAAGATTTAGAGGATAAACAACAAGACCATGGTGCTATTGTTAGTAAAATGGATGACGTGTTCACTAAATTAGGTGATTTAGAACAAAAACTTGCTCAAATGGACCAAGTAATGGCTAAGATAGACCAATTGGGTGTTGAGGTTCAACAAATGAAACCTGAGACTCCTGTTGAGAAATTAGAAATGCGTTCTTTAGATTCATATCCATTTAATGAAAAACCAGCTGAATTTTTTGACCACAAACAAGATGAAATGAGAGCTAGTGGAAAAAATGAATACATTTTAACTAAGGATGACGTTGAAAATTACAATCCAACAATAAAAGCATCGTTTAACCCGGAAGAAGAAAAAGATGAATATAGCTACTAAAGTAAAGTTCCTTTTAGAGGTTCAAGTACAATTTAAAATTAATCATTGGCAAACTAAGGCGTTTGCAAGACATAATGCATTTGGTGGTATATACGATGCGTTAGGGGATTTAATTGACAGATTTGTTGAAGAATCAATGGGAAAATACGGTAGATTTGTATTAGATGACGAAAGTAAAACAATCAACTTACAAAACTTAGCGGAACTTGACCTTAAAGGAATGTTAAAAACCACTAAAGATGCTTTAATTCAATTTACAGACGAATTTGAACCTACAGATACAAATCTAATGAATATTAGAGATGAAATCTTAGGTGAAGTGAATAAACTACAATATCTATTAACATTAGAATAAAAATTAAAAAATATTAGAAATGGCAGTAACAAACGCATCAACAAGACGTACAACATCTGTTAACGCATTTACAGGATTAACATACATCGACACAGTAATTGGAACCGCAGCTAGCAACGGATTATTTTCTGTGGTAGTTGAAGGTAACTATATAAATGACACATTAACGGGGTCATTAATTACCGCAGGGTACACAGTAAGTAAAAAAAACGATAATATGGGAACTTACCCAAGATATATGATTAATTGGTAATAAAAAATACTTTAAAAATAATTCAACCCAGATTTCACAGTCTGGGTTTTTTTATGTATATTATAACATAAATGATTATTAAAATTTAAATCAAAATCACATGTCTACATTTGACGCAGTACTTGCACAGTACGAGAAAAACAAAAACGCCACAAGTGGCAACAACAACAAAATGTCCTCAGAGGACAGAATGAAACGTTATTTCACGACCGTATTACCTAAGGGTTCTAAGGGTGAAGAAAGACGTATTCGTATTTTACCAACAAAAGACGGTTCTTCTCCGTTTGTTGAGGTTTACTTCCACGAAATTCAAGTGGACGGAAAATGGGTTAAATTATATGACCCAAAACAAGAAGGAAAACGTTCACCATTAAATGAAGTTAATGAAGCTTTAATGGGTACGGGCGTTGAAGCAGATAGAGAAGCTGCACGTCAATATCGTTCTCGTAAATTCTACATCGTTAAAGTTATAGATAGAGACCACGAATCAGACGGAGTTAAATTTTGGAGATTTAAACACAACCACAAAGGTGATGGTGTTATCGACAAAGTATTCCCAATCTTCCGTAATAAAGGTGATGTTACCAACGCAGAAACAGGTCGTGACTTAATCTTGTCTTTAACCTTAACAAAGGCGGGTACAGGAAAAGAGTACACAGTTATCAATTCAGTATTAAATGATGACCCAAGTCCATTACATACAGACGCTGACGTTGCAAAAACGTGGTTAGAAGATGAATTAACTTGGTCTGATGTTTACTCTAAAAAGGGTGAAGATTATTTAGAAATGGTTGCAAGAGGTGAAGTTCCACGTTGGGACACAGCAAGTAGCAAATGGGTTTCTAATTTGACAACAGAAGAAACTATCGGAGCACCGAAATCTTCTACTCCTGTGGTTGACCCACAAGATGACGCTGAAGTGGATGGTGACTTACCGTTCTAATTATTCACGGGGTGGTGAAATATCCACCCCATTTTTAAAAACAAAAACATGGCAGGTATTAAAAAAACAGATTTCACGGCTATCAAGAAGAAATTCTCAAAAGAGGCCGAATATAAACCAGACCGTTTCTTCGATTTGGGAGATGCTTTTTTAGATGCATGTGGTATTCCAGGTCCCGCAATGGGACACATCAATATGTTATTAGGACATAGTGATACGGGTAAAACCACAGCATTAGTAAAAGCGGCTGTTGATGCACAAAAGAAAGGAGTTGTTCCTGTATTTGTCATCACGGAACAAAAATGGAGTTGGGACCATGCCGAATTAATGGGATTTAATAAAGACGGGGATTACCTTTTTAATAGTGATTTTGAGTATATTGAGCAAATTACAGAATATATAAATGAACTATTAGATGCACAAGAAAAAGGAGATTTACCTCACGATTTATTAATCCTTTGGGATTCGGTAGGTTCAGTTCCATGTAAAATGACTTATGATGGTAAAGGTGGTAAACAACACAATGCATCGGTATTAGCTGATAAAATTGGAATGGGTATTAACCAACGTATCTCAGGGTCAAGAAGGACAGATAAACCTTATACAAACACATTAATCATTGTTAACCAACCTTGGGTAGAATTACCTGATAATCCTTTTGGACAACCAAAGATTAAAGCAAAAGGTGGAGAAGCAATTTGGTTAAACTCAAGTATCGTATTCTTATTTGGTAATCAAAAAGGAGCGGGAACAACTAAAATCTCAATTACTAAAGATAAGAGAAAAGTTAAAATTGCAACAAGAACAAAAATCTCAATTATGAAAAACCACATTAATGGTTTAGGATATGAAGATGGACGTATCTTGGTTACATCACACGGATTTATGGCTGGACGAGAGGAAGGTGAAGAAAAGAAATCTCTTGAAGAGTACAAAAAAGAAAGTGGTGATTACATCAGTAAGATGTTAGGTGTTAGTGTTACAGACATCGCAGACGTGGAAGTTGTAACAGAAGAAAGTGATCTATAAATTATTTTAAATGTCGGTTTTACTTGTTGATGGAGACAATCTACTCACAATTGGTTTTTACGGTGTCAAAAACGCCTTTCATAAGGGACAACATGTTGGGGGAATATATCATTTCCTTAATACTCTTAGGAGAGCGTTTGAGTACTACCATTTAGATAAGATTGTGGTATTTTGGGATGGACACGAAGGTTCACAAAACCGAAAGAAAATATACATTCATTACAAGGAAAACCGACGTTCAAGATTAAGGTCAGAAGAAGAATTACAATCTTACCTTACTCAAAGAGATAGAGTTAAACAGTATCTTGAAGAGTTATATGTAAGACAGGGTGAATATGAATTTTGTGAGACAGATGATAACATAGCTTATTACACACAAAACTCACCAGATGAAAATAAAATAATTTATTCTTCAGATGGAGACCTCACCCAATTGGTTTCAGAAAACACACAAATTTACAATCCGTCTCACGGAAAGTTATACAAACAAAATGATACGATAGTTTATGACAAAGAAGACATCTTAATTGAAAACGTTAGGTTGGTTAAGATGATATGTGGAGATTCGTCAGACAACATTGCAGGAATTAAAGGAATGGGTGTTAAAAGATTTCTATCTTTTTTCCCTGAACTTAGAACCGAATCAATCTCAGTTCAACAAGTTAAAGAAAGAAGTGAACTTCTTTTTGAACAAGACAAACACAACAAATTAATCACAAATTTACTAACTGGTGTTACTAAACACGGAGTATTTGGTGAAGAGTTCTTTGATGTAAACAATCGTATCGTGAGTTTGGATGAACCTTTTTTAAGTGACGAGGCGAAAGAAAACATCGACCTTCTAATAAACGAGTCGTTAGACCAAGAAGGGAGATCTTATAAAAACGCAATGAAAATGATGATGGACGATGGGTTGTTCAATATGTTACCAAAATCGGATGACGCATGGACAAAGTTCTTAAATCCATTTTTACGTTTAACAAGAAAAGAAAAAAATAAAATAAAAACAAAAACAATTAAAGTAAAAACCAATGAGTAGAGATTACCAAAACCAAGACAACATTACGAAATTTGAATTTCTTTTGTCTTTAGAAGGACACATTGTGTGTCAGAGATTTTTTAATGTGAGAGACCACGTTGACCAAGCGAGACGTTCAATGGATCTTCACTATTATATAAAAAATATTTGTGAAGATATTTCACACGATTTGAAAATAAAAAGTTCCAACTACCTATGTGAGAATCAAAACTATATCCTCAATATGGAGTCTGTGGAAAGTGATGAAACCAAAGAAAAAGAACATTTTTTAATGGAAATTAAGTTAGGTGACGATGTATTTATTCAAAGGATATTCCCCGCATATTATTACCATCCAAAGGTAAGATATACGGTAGACATTCGTCCGAGATTGAAAACAATTTTGTCAGATTTAACTGACATTTTATCAACCGAAGAATTAGAGACGAATTATCTACAACACGAATTATAATTTAAAACATATATAAAAAACAAACATGGAAGAAAGGAATTTTGGGTATTTGGGATTTTCGTTTCAACAATCCCTAATAAAGGCGATTATTGAAGATAAGAAATATGGTGAGACCATTATTGATGTATTGGAAAGTAAATTTTTTGACAATAGTTCATTTAAATTTATTATGGAAAATACAAAGGAATTATATAAAACATATAATAGAATTCCCGATTACAATACATTGGCACAGAAAATTATGGCTGAAGGTGGTAATAAAGATTCTTCCAAAGTTCACGTTGATACATTAGAGGCTATTAAAAATAACGAATCACAAATTGAATATGTAAAAGACACTGCACTTAATTTCTGTAAACAACAAAACTTGAAAAGAGAGTTAAAAAGTGTACAGAGTATTATTGAAAGTGGAGAGTTTGAGGCGTATAATAAGATTGAAGAAATTATCCAAAAAGCGTTACAAGTTGGTATTTCTAATGATGAAACAACTGATGTATTTCACGATATTGATGGTGCGTTAGAACAGGATTTTAGACAACCAATTCCGACGGGTATCGTGGGAATTGACAACCTACTTAAAGGGGGTCTTGGACTTGGTGAATTAGGTGTTGTATTGGCACCAACTGGTACTGGTAAAACTACCTTACTTACTAAGTTTGCTAACACAGCGTACAACTTAGGTCTTAACGTAGTTCAAATATTTTTTGAAGATAATCCAGGTAACATTAAAAGAAAACATTACACTATTTGGTCTGAAATTGCACCTGACCAACAACCTGAATTTAGAGATGCGGTTAAAGAGAAAGTTGAAGAGGCACAATCTCGTTCTACAGGTAGTTTGAAATTATTGAAATTGGCTAGTGATAATGTAACTGTTTCTGAAATTAAAAATAAAATCAGAAAGATGAGTTCAGATGGTATTAAAGTAGATTTATTGGTATTAGATTATGTTGATTGTATTTCATCTGATAAATCAACAAATGGTGAAGAATGGAAAGGTGAAGGTTCAGTTATGAGAAGTTTGGAATCTATGACAGGTGAATTTGATATGGCAATATGGACAGCAACACAAGGTAACCGTGAATCTATTTCAAGTGAAGTTGTAACGGGAGATCAAATGGGAGGTTCAATTAAGAAAGCACAAATTGCTCACGTTATATTATCTATCGGTAAAACATTAGAACAGAAAGAACATAATTTGGCAACATTAACATTACTTAAATCTCGTATTGGTAAAGATGGTGTCGTATTTCAAAACTGTAAATTTAATAATGAATTTTTAGTTATCGATACAGAATCACAAAATACTTTATTGGGTCATGAACAAGATGAAGTCCAAAAAAGAGCAAATAGAGTTGCTGAAGTCTATAAAAAGGCACAAGAGAAGAAAACACAAATAATAAGTAAATAAAAAAAACAAAGTTTAGAAATGCAGAAAGGTAAAAAATTTCTGAGTGACTTGAAGTTACACTCGGATTATTTCAAATGGTTGGAAGATAAAGGAAGATATGAAACATGGGAAGATGCGTGTGAAAATATCATAGACGGACACAGAAAAAAATATGTAGATTATGCTGATGCTATTGAACCATATTTACAATCTGCCGTTGAAAGTATGAAGGATCAAGCAGTATTAGCGTCACAAAGAAACTTACAATACCGACACGAACAAATTATGAAACATAACACGAGAATGTTTAACTGTACATCAGGTCACATTGCTCGTAATAGAGTATTCCAAGAGATATTCTATTTGGCATTATCTGGTTGTGGATTTGGTGGTGGATTATCTATCCCGTTTGTAAACAACTTGAGTAGAATTCAAAAGAGAACTTTAGGTACTAAAACGTATGTAATTGAAGATAGTATTGAAGGATGGGCAAACTCATTGGGGGTTATTATGTCGTCATATTTTGTCGATGAACAACCTTTCCCTGAATTTGCAGGATATGAAGTTAAATTTGATTATTCACAAATCAGAGAAAAGGGTGCCTTTATTAGTGGTGGATTTAAAGCACCTGGTCCTGAAGGATTAAAACAATCTTTAGAAAAAATTGAACAATTAGTTGAAAAATGGATTGATAAAGAAGGAAATAAAATTCGTCCTATTTTAGCGTTTGATATTATTTGTCATTCTGCCGATGCGGTGTTATCTGGTGGTGTTAGACGTTCAGCATTGAATATGATTGTTGACCCTAATGACGATGAGATGATTCACGCTAAGACAGGAAATTGGAGAATGGAAAATCCACAAAGAGGTAGAAGTAACAACTCAGTTTTACTATTGAGAAGTGAAGTTAAAAAAGAACAATTTAATTACTTAGTACAATTAAACGACGGAGCAAATGATATTGGATTTGTATTTGCCAACAGTTGGTTTGATATGTTCAACCCATGTTTTGAAATTTTAAAAATCCCTGTATTAGATACTGTTGATTTTTCTAAAATCAAATATGAAGATGTAGAAGAATATGTTAAAAACAATAAAGAAAAATTTGGTATTCAAGGTTGTAACTTAACTGAAATCAATGCAGAGAAGGCAACAACGAAAGACAAATTTTTAAAAGCATGTAGAGACGCGTCTATCTTAGGTACATTACAAGCAGGATATACAAGTTTCCCTTATTTAGGTGAAACAAGTAGAAAGATTTTTGAAAGAGAAGCATTGTTAGGTGTTAGTATTACAGGTTGGATGAACAACCCAAAATTATTTAATGCGGAATTATTAGAAGAGGGTGCACAAATGGTTAAAGACACAAATAAAGAAGTTGCTGCGGTAATTGGTATTAACCAAGCCGCAAGAACTACTTGTGTTAAACCTTCAGGTAATGCGTCAGTTGTATTAGGAACCGCATCGGGTATTCATCCTGAACACTCTGAAAAGTATTTCCGTATTATGCAATTGAATAAAGAAAGTAACACAGCAAAATGGTTAGTTGACAATATGGGATTCTTATTGGAAGAAAGTGTATGGTCATCAACTAAATCTGATTACGTTGTATTTGTTCCTGTTGAAAATCCAAAAGTTGGTTTATTCAAAAAAGATATGAAAGGAATCAAACATCTTGAATTGATTAAGTTGGTTCAACAACATTGGGTAAACGCGGGAACTAATCACGAATTATGTGCATACCAAGGAGTTAATCACAACACATCTTGTACTGTAATTATTGATGATAAAGATGCTATCGTTGATTACATTTGGGAAGAAAGAGATTTCTTTACTGCAGTAAGTTTCATGTCAGATTATGGAGATAAAGATTTCAATCAAGCACCATTCACCTCAGTATTAAATTTGGAAGATATTATTGAGCAATATGGTAAAGGTTCAATTTTGGCGTCAGGTTTAATTA